TACGGGCTAAAGCCGGTCAATCTGATCGGCGGTCAGGTGTTCGCTGGTTCTACGCGTATGTACAACATTGATTATGCGTACGCCACGGACATCTTCTACGGCGACTTCGTTGCACTTGTGCGCGGCAATCTGGAGCGTATCAGTGTTACTAGCGGCACCGCTGGTACGCTGGTAGGTATTTTCCTTGGTTGCTCGTACACCAACCCGACGACCAAGCAGAAGCAGTTCTCGCAATATTGGCCCGCTTCTACGGCGGCTGGTGATGCGGTTGCTTATGTTTGCGACGATCCGGATACGGTGTTCCAAGCTGCCATCTGCTCGTCTGGTACGACCATCGCTTCTGGCGCTCGCGCCATGATTGGTCAAAACCTTGCGTGTCTAAACAACACCGGCAACTCCAACACTGGCAACAGCAAAAACGCACTGGCTGCACCGACTGATACGCCAGCTACGACTAGCTCGCTGCCGATTCGTGTTATGGGTCTGGTGCCTGAGACTGCCGTGTCGCTTGGTACTGCAACCTACACCAGCATCGCTACCGCGACTGTTACCTGCTCGGCGCTGCCTTTTGCTCTGCCGGTTGGTACGGACGTTGGTTCACTTGCTGCTAACGGTCAGTACATCCCGTCCGGTTCGTTTGTTGACACCGCCGCCAGTGCTGGTGCCACCTCGTTTATCCTGAACCAAGCTCCGGTGACGGCGTTTGGTGCAAGTGCGACGCTGGTGTTTACCCAGTATCCCGAGCTTCTTGTGAAGCTTAACTTCGGCCAGCATGAGTATTACGCTGGTACGGCAACGGCCTAAAGGAGTTAACAAATGGCTATTTCACGCGCACAACTACTGAAAGAACTCCTGCCAGGGCTTAATGCACTGTTCGGTCTGGAGTACAAACGGTACGGTGAAGAACACAAGGAAATCTACGAAACCGAGACTTCCGAGCGTTCGTTTGAAGAGGAAACCAAACTGTCTGGCTTCTCTGCCGCCCCCGTCAAAAACGAGGGTTCGGCAATTGCGTATGACAACGCGCAAGAAGCATGGACGGCGCGGTACAACCACGAAACGATTGCCATGGGTTTCTCCATCACCGAAGAGGCGATGGAAGACAACCTGTATGACAGTCTGTCTTCGCGGTATACCAAGGCCCTCGCTCGTGCCATGGCGTACACCAAGCAGGTTAAAGGTGCATCGATTCTGAACAACGGGTTTAACGGTGCGGTCACGTACGGTGACGGCCAGCCCCTGTTCTCGACGGCGCATCCGCTTGTGTCTGGTGGTACCAACAGCAATCGCCCCGCAACCGGCGCTGATCTGAACGAAACCTCGCTTGAGGCGGCAGTTATTCAGATCGCTGGCTGGACGGATGAGCGTGGTCTGCTGATCGCCGCCAAGCCCCGGAAACTAATTGTTCCCCCGGCGCTAATGTTCGTTGCAACCCGACTGCTTGAGACGGAACTCCGTACGGCAACGGCTGATAACGACATCAACGCGCTCAAGAACAACGGTTCCATTCCGGAAGGCTATCGTGTCAATCACTACCTGACTGATACGAATGCTTGGTTCCTGATCACGGACGTGCCTAACGGACTGAAGCACTTTGTCCGTACGCCTATCCAGAACTCGATGGATGCTGACTTCGACACTGGTAATGCTCGTTACAAGAGTCGCGAGCGTTACTCGTTCGGCGCGTCAGATCCGTTGGGTGTTTATGGATCTCCAGGCGCAAGCTAAGCAGTAGATTAGGAAAGGGGCTTCGGCCCCTTTTCTTTTATTTATGAGTATGGTACAAAGAGTTATTCCGGGGTCATCCCGCGTATTAGACAGTCCCGGCTGACAACATGCAGACTAATACGCGCTACTCGCATGTGAGGCATCATGGCTAACACCACTTTCAACGGCCCGGTACGGTCACAGAACGGCTTTGAGACCGTCTCTATTAATTCGACTACTGGCGCTGTTACCACAACTGCTACTCTTGGCGCTGCTACTAGCGTTACGACTGTAAGCGCTACTGGAAACATCACGGCGGATAGCAACGTTGCTCCGGTTGCTGGCGGAATGGCTGCGTTTCTTATGAGTTCCACGGCGGGTCTTGGAATCTACGTTGGCTCTGGCGCACCCACGATCTCTGCCGCACAAGGCTCGCTGTATCTCCGCACGGATGGTTCCAGCACCAGCACTCGGCTGTACGTCAACACAACTGGCTCGACTACGTGGACTAACGTAACCACAGCGGCCTGATAGGAGTTCGTCATGCAATATGACGTATGGGCAGTCACCCCTGCAACAGACGATGCCCTATATCGGGCAAATGCGTCTATTGCGGGGGCTGGAGCCTTGTCGCTTCTGACTAATACAGTTGGCCCCAACGGGTATGGTTACAAAGTAGTCATTACTTCTGCGGGTAATGATTCGGGCATTACTTTCACCATTACCGGCTTGCGTGTTGGCGATCTAACCAATACGGTAGTCAGCGAAGTGGTGACCGGCGCGAATGCCAGCACTGCGATTTCGTCCAATTATTACGCCCGCGTAGACTCCATCACCGCTAGTGGAGCCTCGGCAGGTAACGTAAAGATTGGCACGACAGGCAGTCTTGCGCTACCACGCACCCGGATTAAAGGTCTGTATTACGTTGGCACGGCATCAGCGGGATCGATTTCGTTCAACGTAAACGGCCTGTCTTCGCAGCTAATCCTTCAGGTAAACACACCGGCATCTGCTATTGCGGTCAATAGTTTGTACATGGCAGCAGAAGGCATTTTGACCACGCGTAGTAGCCCGCAGGATTTCACGGTGGTGACGCTAACCAACGTGACGTTTGCAACTATCATTTGCGGGTAATCATGGCAAAGACCCCGGCATGGCAACGCAAAGAAGGCAAAAATCCCTCTGGTGGTTTGAATGCCAAAGGGAGAGCTTCTTACAACGCAGCCAATCCGGGGAAGCCGGGGTTGAAGCCTCCGCAGCCGGAAGGTGGGTCGCGTCGGGATTCATTCTGCGCCAGGATGAAAGGGATGAAGAAGAAGTTGACTTCAGCCAAGACAGCGAAAGATCCCAACAGCCGGATTAACAAATCCTTGAGAGCATGGAATTGTTGAGATGGATGGAATGGTTTGGAACCTGTTGCTTACAGGCGGCGTCGGCGTTTTGGGTTATTTCTTACGAGAAAAGTCTGCGGAACTTACTCGCATTCAGATTCTTCTCAATCGCACCAGAGAAGAGATAGCCAAAGAATATGTCACTAAAGCTGAAGTGCATGCAGACATTAACCGCGTTCTTGATCGGCTAGATAGATTAGAGAGCAAGCTAGACAGGTTTATGGAGGCTCACCGTGCCCAGTCACAGTAAAAAACAGCATAATTTGATGCAGGCTGTGGCGTATAACCCTGAGTTTGCCAAGAAAACGGGCATTCCGCAGAAAGTAGGCAAAGACTTTGTAGAGGCCGACAAAGGCCGTAAATTTAACCGAGGTGGTGACATGAAAGAATCTAAAGCCATGGTTGGTAAAGAGATTGCCTTTATGAAGAAAAAAGGCGCTCCAAAGTCCATGATCAAACATGAGATGGCCGAAGCCAAAGGCATGAAAAAAGGCGGCAAAGCTTACGCCGCTGGCGGCTACACCCGCGCTGCTGACGGTGTTGCCAAGAAGGGCAAAACCAAAGCTACGCAAGTTCGCATGATGGGCGGCGGGAAGTGCTGACATGAAAAAACGTCAGTCAATGAGCGTTCCGCCTCTTCCGGTTTTGCCAGATGAGTTTCAACGCGGCCCTGAAGCCGGCCCTGAAGTACGAAACCCGCCTTTAAATCCAGCGGAAATGACGCCTAGTCCTGCCCAAGCTGTTCGTATGAAACGGCAGGTTGATGAAGATCGTAAGCAGCGTGAGATGGATAAAGCTTATGAAGAGTCTAAACGTCAATCTATGAAACGTGGTTTTGCCAAAGGTGGTTCTGTAGGGTCTGCTTCAAAGCGCGCGGATGGTTGTGCGCAACGCGGTAAAACCAAGGGGCGAATCATATGATTGCTTCTCGCGGAATGGGTGCTATCAACCCCAAGAAAATGCCAGGACCGAAGCGCAAACAGCGCCGGGATGACACCGCTTTTTACGAGTACGCCGAAGGTGGAGAAGTCAAGTCCAAAGTGAACGAAGCTGGCAACTACACCAAACCCGGTATGCGTAAAGCTTTGTTTAACAAGATTAAGGGACAGGCTACGCAAGGCACTGCAGCAGGCCAGTGGAGCGCGAGAAAAGCGCAGCTACTAGCAAAGAAATACAAGGAACAGGGTGGGGGGTATAAAGATTGAAATCTCCCCAGCAATCGCTCAAAGACTGGACTGCGCAGAAATGGCGTACTAAGTCCGGTAAACCGTCATCTAAGACGGGTGAGCGATATTTGCCTGAAGCAGCGATTAAATCTTTGTCCTCTGCAGAGTATGCAGCAACGACGCGCGCCAAACGAGCAGGTAAAGCCAAAGGTAAACAGTTTGTGCCGCAGCCAAAAGGCATAGCTAAGAAAACGGCAGGATTCAGATGACCACTTCTGGCACAACCGCGTTTGACCTAGACTTCACAGAAATTGCGGAAGAAGCCTGGGAGATTGCCGGTCGCGAAATGCGGTCAGGTTATGACTTAAAGACCGCGCGACGCTCGATGAATTTGCTGACGATTGAATGGCAAAATCGCGGCATTAATATGTGGACAATTGAGCCTGGGATCATTACGTTGACCGCAGGTTTGAGTACATACGCATTGCCCACTGACACCATTGACTTGCTTGAACACGTCATCCGTACTGGTCAAAACACGGCATCCACCCAGGCTGATTTAAATATCACGCGGATTAGTGTTTCAACGTACGCCACAATTCCTAATAAGCTAGCGCAAGGCCGGCCTATTCAGGTTTTGGTAAACAGATTGTCAGGCGCGGTATCTCCTACGTCATCTGTAGTTGATATTGTGGGTGGCATTAACTCTAGTGTCACTTCTATTCCTTTAAATACCGTAGTTGGCCTCCCAGGCTATGGTTTTATTAGGATTGGGTCAGAAGATATTTTTTATCAATACATTAGTGGCAACACACTGATGGGCGTGGCGCGCGGGCAGAACAACACAGTAGCAGCGTCACATGCAGATCAGTCACCGGTATCAAACCCAAACCTTCCTTCTGTAACGGTATGGCTTGTGCCAGATAACACACAGACGTATCAGTTTGTGTACTGGCGACTGCGCAGAATCCAAGATGCTGGATCAGGAGTTCAGACTGGCGATATGAACTTTAGGTTCTTGCCGGCGTTGACATCAGGATTAGCGTATCGAATTGCGACCAAAGTTCCTGAACTATCCAGTCGCGTTGAGATGTTAAAAGCTCAATACGACGAGCAATTTAATTTGGCGGCTGGAGAAGATCGAGAGAAGGCCGCGGTACGTTTTGTACCTCGTCGATATTACCTTGGTAGCAGTGGTGCTTAATGGGTAATAGGTTTGCTAGTGGAAAAATTGCTATCGCTATGTGCGATAGATGCGGGTTTCGATTTCGTTTGCGTGATTTACAAAAATTAATTATTAAAACCAAGCAGATTAATTTGTTAGTATGTCAAGAGTGTTGGGATCCAGATCATCCACAGCTCCAACTTGGTATGTATCCTGTTGATGATCCACAAGCTTTGCGGAATCCGCGTCGAGACACTACTTACGTTACTGCTGGGGTTAACGTATCAGGTAATCCAACTGGCGGTTCACGTGATATTCAGTGGGGTTGGAACCCAGTAGGCGGCGCAAGCAGTTCTGATGCTGGACTTACACCAAACTACTTGGCGGCAATAACATCGGTTGGTACAGTAACGGTCACCACGACTTAGGAGTTAACATGGACGCTAAAGCGGCTGTTCATAAGCACGAAAAATCAATGCATCCGGGCAAGCCTCTTACCAAGCTGGCAAAAGGCGGAAAGACCAATCTTCAGATGCGTCAGCTAGGCAGAAACCTTGCTAAAGTTGCGAATCAAAAGAAGTCTTCTTTCACCTATAAAAAAGGTGCAAAATGAAGAAAGATTCCAATCAGCCAAAACCTGCCCCGAAAGTGGATCTTAAAAACTCAGGCTATCCTGAGAAAAACGTTAAGACCACCGGGATTAAGATTCGCGGCACTGGTGCTGCTACCAAGGGTGTGATGGCTCGCGGCCCGATGGCATAAGACATGCAATACACTGAACTTGTTACTAACGTTGAGGACATCGTTGAGAACAGTTTCACCGATGCCCAGATGGCGCTGTTCGTCCGGCAGGCCGAGCAGATCATCTACAACACGGTTCAGATTGCCAATCTTAGAAAGAATCAGTACGCCCAGGTAAGCGCTAACAATCAGTATTTATCTGCGCCGGGTGATTTTCTGTCTGTATATTCTTTGGCGGTAATCCAGAATGTCGCAGGCGGAAACATCAACACCGGCACATATAGCTACTTGTTGAATAAAGATGTCAACTTTATTCGTGAAGCGTACCCGCCGCCTAACTCGACCGGACTGCCAAAGCACTATGCGATCTTTGGTCCGCAGACAAATGCCAGCACAGAGCTGTCTTTTATTTTAGGGCCGACCCCGGATCAGGCGTATTACGTTGAGCTGCATTATTACTATTACCCCGAGTCAATTGTTCAGGGTGCAATAGCAACTCTTGGATCAATTACGGCGGGTTCTGCGTATACCAACGGTACGTACTTTGGTGTTCCGCTTACTGGCGGTTCCGGTTCAGGGGCGACAGCGCGTATTGTTGTGTCGGGCGGGGCAGTCACTTCGGTAACACTCCAGAACCCTGGTGTGTTTTATGCGGTAGGCAATACGCTATCTTGTGCTGCATCCAGCATTGGCGGAACTGGGTCTGGGTTTAGTATTCCGGTTAGTACCGTTACCAACGCCTCTGGTACCACTTGGTTAGGTGACAACTTTGACTCTGCTTTGTTGAACGGTACAGTAATAGAAGCAGCGCGGTTTATGAAAGCCGAGCCCGATCAAATTGCGTTGTACAGTCAGTTGTTCACCCAATCTGTTGCGCTGCTTAAGAATCTTGGTGACGGCAAGCAGAGAATGGACGCGTACAGGGATGGTCAGGTTAGGAATCCAGTTAAATGATCGTCCAAACACAAACTACAAGTTTTAAGGCTGAGTTGTATCAGGCGATTCACGACCTGACGACAGACACTCTTAAGCTTGCGCTCTATACGTCAGAAGCCAATTTAGACGCTTCAACAACCGCATATACCACGGCCAATGAAATTACTGGCACAGGGTATTCGGCGGGCGGAAATGTTGTAACCGGGGCGGCAATTAGTAGCAGTGGTTATACAGCATGGGTAACGTTTAATAACGTTCTGTGGGTTCCAGCAGCTTTTACGGCAAGGTGTGCGTTGCTTTACAACGCCAGTAAAGCAAATCGATCAATAGCCGTGTTAGATTTTGGGGCGGACAAAACATGCGCTAATACGTTCACTGTTGTCATGCCAACTAACACTGCCACCACTGCCCTTATCAGATCAAGCAATTAAGAGGTCATCATGTCCATCGAAAAAACCAAAGCTCAAGATGTTGTGTCTAGCGGCCTTGTATGCGTCCCCCGATCAGGCGAGCAAGCCAAGGCTACCGGTAAATTCTTTGTCCAGTGTTTTGACAAAGACGGCAAGCTAAAGTGGGAAGTAGAGTCTAAGAACCTTGTAGTCAACGTCGGGCTTCAGTACATGGCTGGCGTGGCGCTGACTTCTACCACACAGATTACTACTTGGTATATCGGTCTGTACGGCGCAGGAGCCTCTAATGCTCCCGCAGCCGGTAATACCATGGGGTCGCACAGTACGTGGACTGAAGAAACTGGTTATAGCAACGCCAATCGCCCAACTGCTACATTTGCGGCGGCGACCAACGCTAACCCCTCAGTGGTGACTAACTCCGCTTCACCTGCTGCGTTTAACATCAACGCGACGGCTATTATTGGCGGGGCATTCTTGACCAGTGATAACACCAAAGGCGCCGCGACCGGTACGCTTTTCTCTGCTTCGGATTTCACTTCCCCAGGTGATCGGAGCGTAGTGAGTGGTGACACATTGAATGTCAGCTATACTTTATCTCTTGCAGGATAAGCATGATCAAGATTGACTTTCAATTTGAAACCAAGTTCGGCAAGTTTGCAGATGCTTTGCACTTGCCGGACGATCACGGCCTGACTGACGACGAAATCGAGGCCATGAAACAGCAACGCCTGACTAACTGGCTTGCAATTGTAGATGCGCCCCCTGTAGAAGAGCCTCCTGTTCAGGAGGAGTAGATGGCCGATAGGTATTGGGTTGGTGGAACGGGTACATGGAACACCACATCCACTACTAACTGGTCTGCCACATCTGGCGGGGGTGGTGGCGCTTCTGTCCCCACCGTAGCGGACAGCGTATTCTTTGACCAAGCAGGCACCTATACCGTCACCATGACGGGCGCTTTGGCCTGTCTTGACATTACTGTTTCCGCCGGAACCGTTACGTTTGCCACTGGTACATCCCCCACGCTTGATGTGCGGGGGTCAATGACTCTGCTTGCAGGGACGGTGTGGAGTTCTACGGGCGCAATCACGTTTACTTCTACCAGCACTGGTAGAACGGTGACGACTAACGGGGTTACGCTTTCTGGTTCAGTAACTTTTAACGGAGTTGGTGGCGGATGGACGCTTGGAAGCGCGTTAACTACCGGAGCATCTGGTTTTGTGATTGTTTCTGCAGGCACTTTTGATACTTCTGCTAGCGGAAATTATTCAATAACAACTGGACAGTTTGCAGCTACAACTACTAGCAATAAAACTATAAATTTTAATGCGTCTACAATAACACTTACGTTTAGCATTGCTAATACTTTTGGAACTTCAACGGCTACAAACGTAACTTTTAACGCTGGCACATCTCAGATAAATTTGACCAACCAAACTGGAGGTATAGCAACTAACGGACTCACATTTTATAATGTAGCGTTTACATCTACGACGGCAGGAACGCGCCCAATTTCAGGCGCAAACACATTCAACAATTTTGCCGTAACAGCGCCATCAGCAGCAGGTGTAGCCACAGTCACCTTTGCCGCCCAACAAACCATCAACGGTACACTGTCCACCACAGGCACAGCAGGTAACAGGCGAGTATTCTTTGCTTCAGCCACTTACGGTATATCTGTTGATCTTGTAGTTAACGCCACCCCAAGCCTGACAGACGCAGACTTCCGTGGAATTTATGTGCGTGGCACTGCTGCACCGATCAGCGGCACACGTATTGGCAACAGGGGCGAGTGCAGGAACATCACGTTCAGTACGCCTAAGACGGTGTATTGGAACTTGGCAGGAGCACAGAACTGGTCAGCTAACGGCTGGGCAACAACATCTACCGGAACCCCGTCTACAGACAACTTCCCGCTGCCGCAAGACACGGCTACGTTTACCAACGCAGGCTCGGTGACGAGTACTATATCTTTGGACGGTTCGTTGTATATATCAACAATTGATATGTCGCAACGAACAGCGGCAATGTTTATTGGAACAAGTACCAGTAATACAGTATATGGTAATTGGATAAATGGCTCTGGCACAAATTTTACTGGTTCTGGATTTACACTGACATTTTCTGGCGGTAGCACACAAACTATTGATAGCGCAGGTAAGACATTTTTAAGCCCCATCACCGTAGACACTTATGGTGGCACCGTGCAATTATCTGGATCATCAGCGGCAAATGGAACGCTGAACATTGGTTCAAACACTCTGACGGTGACAAACGGCACGTTTGACACTAAAAACTTTAACGTAAATTTAGGGCAACTTGCGTCTAATAACACTAATGTAAGAACCATAAATTTGGGTTCTAGCACAATTACTAATTCGGCCGCCGCTGTTCCACTTACGTTAAATTCAACTAATTTGACATTTAATGCAGGGACATCTACTTTTGTTTCTAATACCGGCAACAGCACAATTTCAATTACTGGCGGGGTAACGCTATACAACTTAACATTTGCGGCAACAGCGTCTATACCATCAATTAGCGGTACAAACACATTTAATAATCTAACTGTTACGGCTCCTGCCAGCGCTGGAATAACCATACTTTCTTTTGCTGCCAACCAAACCATCAACGGCACACTGACCTGTGCTGGCGCATCTGCGGTAAGGCGCATCTTTTTGCAATCCAGCACTATCGGCACTCAGCGCACACTGACCGTCAATAGCATCTCCGCAACAGATTGCGATTTCCGTGACATAAACCTTGCTGGTGCAGCATCAGGCGCATCACCCACACGGGCAGGTAACTGCGGTGGCAACTCTGGGATTACATTTCCCGGCGCTAAGACTGTTTACTGGAATCTTGCCGGTGCTCAGAACTGGAGTGCTACGGCATGGGCACCGGGATCAGGTGGTACGCCTGACATTAACAACTTCCCGCT